AGATATGAGATAAGCCCTTAATCATAGCCTCCTTACCCCACTCTATAAAAAGATCGTCTTTATCGTTATCACTACAGATCTTATCTAACTCATCCTGTACCGCTGTATCCTCCAGCTCTGTAAGGTCTACTCCTACATCCGCTGGATCTGCCTCTACAGGTGCCTTATCCTTTTTAGGCTCTGTATAGTTAAGTACAATAGGATTACCCAGAAAGTAACCTACTGTGTTATCAATCGTCTGTCCGAAAAAGTCATTTACCAGTTTGTTATTAGGCTTGTTTTTATCTTTTCTCGGTCTGTTCTGGATCTTATGCTTACCCTCGTACAGCTTTTGAAACTTTACATATCTGGGAGCGATCTTATTTACATGAGTATCTACAAGATCATTTAAAAACTCTGTACTAAATCTGCCTCCTTCAACTTCTACATTAAACTCTCTGTCTATCGGTCTGCTAAGCTCTGCCATATTGCTTATATCCTCCTTTTCTGCATAAAAATAAGCCCTCACTTATTAGGGCTTTTACACTAAATTCTAAAATCTTCTCTTTTAAGTACTCTGATCTCATTACCACCATCTGCCATAGTCATAGCAAAATCTAGGGCATCAAATAAATCATCGTGATCTACCTCTGGGAATAACAGTAAGCACTCCTCCAGATCATCCATACCCTCTCTAAAGTATACCTTGTGGTTTTCAAAGTTAGCCGATCTCCTCATAGCTCTTGTTACTTTGTCCTTAGAGGTATTGATATTGATAATAGGGAGTAGAGATAATCTCCTAAGCTCCTGTGCTAAGGATTTCTGATAGGCTACCGTTTCCACGCCTATTCTCTCCACCATCGGAAACTTATTTCTACCGTAGTCGATAATGGTATTAAGCTGGGTATTAAAGGTTAATCTCTCTTTCACATAATCCAGTACATACACATTATGATCTGCATCTACCCCTATTACCATGAGTACAAAATAATCTCCTTTATCCTGCTCTTTCTCAGATATTGCTAAGTCGCATCCAAAACAAAGCCTTACTTTGATCCACTGATCTATACCATCCTCTGTCTTAACTCGTACCTTAGCGGTCTGGAAATCATAGTCAATCTTGTACTCCTCGTAATATCTGAAATACTGAGCCTTAAAGATTTTACCCTTTGCCAGCTCTGTATCATTTTGATACTGCATATTGAAAATGATCTTACCAGATTGCTTAAGAATAGCCTCCAGCCTCTCTAAGCTAAACTTTTCCTCCCAGAGAGATACTTTCTTACCGTTTACCACTCTTATAGCTCTCTGGGTATTTACCACATAATCCTTACTCTTTATCAGATCCTCATACAGATCCAATGGGTTATATCGTGTACCCAGTATATGGATCTCTCCATCTGGCTCTAGGGTAGGGAAAAGAGAGCTATAAAACCACTCCTTAAGGTTACTCCTCTGCTTTTCTGTTCGTGCATTTTCCAGCCCTACTAAATCATCGCCTATAATTACATCAAAATGCTTAGAAATAACCGCTCCAGAGGCTCCTAGTGCTGTTAGAGTAGCCTCTTTCTTAATAATGCTCCTCTTATTTACAGTAAACTCTCTATCATTCCATACATTATCCTTACTTGTTTTCCAATCTCCGAAAATCCTAATAAGATCCTCATTCTGCTCAAAGTGAGTACGAACCTCTTTAAGAAACGCCTCCGCCTGTGTTTGTGTTTTGGATCCTATCATAATACGGATATTAGGATCTCTGAGGATCCTTGTAATACAATAATCCACATCGCCTACAGTACTTTTACCGAAACCTCTAGGGGCTAGATCTAGCGTGCTCTTACTATTCGATATGTTAGAGATAATACTCTTATGGAGATCCATTACATTTCTCTTAGTAATGTAGGTGCATACCAGATAATACGCTATCTCAAAATCTGCCTCCTGTATGAGGTACTTTATCATAGCATCTCTTTCTCTTTGATCCTGTACCTCCCCTAGCTTATCCTCTACTAGGGATACTACTTTATAATCTAACACATCCGCCTAACCTCCTTTCTACGCATAATAAAAGGGAGCCTGTTAGCTCCCTACATCGTTACCAGCTTGATAATAAGTACTATAGCTACGATCCATAGCGTAACCACATTAAACGCCTGTACATTCTTATAACGGTTACTCTCTGGCATAGCATTAAACCAGAGGGTATCTACTACCGATAATCCTACTACCGCTATGGTACAGAGGATAAATACCAGCTTTAATAATCCTGCTACCATGTTCTACTCCTCCTCTCACGCTCCTTATACTCTGCCTCCTCTCTAAGGTCTTTATAAGGTCTACCACAATATCTACACCTCCAGCCCCAGCCCTTTTTATATGCTGGCTTATGCTTAAGGATATAGAGTGTATGTTTGCATCTTCCTAAATCACTCATCACAGTACGCCTCCTTATATGCTTTCTGGATCTTAGGGATCTGTATAGCCATCCAATCTATCATCTCCTCATTTTTAGCCCAACACTTACTACCGTAAGCATTTTGCCATAAACCACTCTCATAGAGAAAAGCGTGTACTATCTCATGGCGGAGTACCTTTTTCTGATAAGCTACCAAATCCTTTACACTCTCCGCACTCTGCTTATAGTTAAAAATAAGGATCTCCTTTACACTAGGATCACACCATCCATCCACCTCTCTATTATATCTGTAATCATCCTCATCTATGATACGGATACTGTATCTGGTTCCTAAGATATGTACCTCACTATTAAAAGCTCTGTGAGGCTGTGTACTGCCTGTACTCTCAATCTCATCTAAAGATACTGTTA